TTTTTGGACCCGCTATAATTACTGCGCTATTGTATGCCGATCCACTAAGATTTTCGTAAATGAAGTGATGTGCTAAACTATCCCAGTATATGGATGCAGTGGTCGGAGAAGAGGATCCCGAGTCAATTACCGACAATCCACCGAATCGTACTAAATCATTCGTATTAACAACAATCTTATTATCTGCTACATTTAATTGCGATGAGGTTACGTATTGTACCGACGTTGATACTGCGGTGAGTAATCCCGTGACGGTTAAACTACCCGAAATATTTACGTCTTTAGCAATTCCTACTCCACCTGCGACAATTAATGCACCATTATTAAATGCAGTACTATTTGTCGTGTTGGATATAGTTTGTACACCAGTAAAGGTATTAGACCCAGTTGTTGCAATAGTAGCAATTCCTGTCGTGTTACGTACATCAACTTGAGTAGAACTACTGACTGTACCTGTTGGTATTGCTACAGTAATTGTTTGACCAGATGCAGTTGTGGTTACTCCATTTGTACCATTAATTGTTAGTGTTTGTGAATTTAAATTTACCGTACCGGTGCCACTGGTTCCCGCAGTATTTAAAGTAGTTGCAATTCCCGTTAGTGCGGATCCATCTCCTGTAAATGATCCCGTAAATGATCCGGTATTAATTTGTAAAGAACTAGATACTACTCCAGATGGCAGACCCGTTGGATATACGTATGATGCCGTGTTTGCTGTTTCCGCAAATACTGCGGTTCCAATGGATCCACTAAACGAACCTGTGAATGATCGTGCACTTACGTCAAATCCCAGTGCGTTTATTGCACCACTGACCAGCAACGATCCCGTAATTTGTGCCCCACCGGATAGGGCAATAATACCTTTTCTAGCTACAAATTCATTGGCCATGGAAGTCTCCAAAGGGTACTAAATATCTATACTATAAATAGTTAGTTTGATATATAAACTACTACGTGTACTATATTAATCAACTACAACAAATTTGGAAATAACTTAAATAAAAACTGGATTGTCCATGCTCCAGATCCCAGCCCCAAACTATATGCTCGGAATCTAATGTCATCACCTACTCTGATAAAATCAAAACTTAAATCGTTGTACTCTCCGATTTCTACGTTGGACGTATCGGTGTATGTGATTGCACTTCCATTCCAAGAAGAAAATATCATACCAGATCTAATTTCTCCACTTCGTTGTGCAGTATATTCTATATTTACACCGGAATATATTAATGAGGATATTATTGGATTAACAACTTTTGTTTGATTAAACACGTCAGTTACTTTTGTACTTATAAATTCTACATTGCCGCCGGTTAGAACTATTGATCCTGATATAGTTTGATTTCCTGTAAACGTATTAGATCCCGTGGTGGCTAATGTTTCATTTCCTATAACACCACTTAAATTTACATTATTTGCAAAACTTGCCGTTCCATTCAGTGAACCGGTGGCTCCATTATTAAAAACAACAGATCCAGTAAATTGTTGTAAATCAGTTTCACTAGAACCAAAAATATTAGATCCAGAAATTCCCGTGGTTGATGCTGACACAACCCGTGTGACACGTAATTCACTGGCACTTAACATCCCTTTAATTAATACATCTTGCGGAAACACATAACTTGCACTTTTAAATGTACTTCCACTGACTTGATTTAGTGCTATTTGCGTAGAACTAGAAACCAGTCCAGTCGGTTTATTTTGAACTGCATTCCATGTGATAGATGCTACATTTGCTGCGTATGATGCCGATAATACTGTCCATCCAGTTGCTTGAGTTGAACTTGATACTAATCCAGATGGTTTGTTGGTAATATATGTCCAATCGCTGGCTGCGCCACTGACATATGATGCGGTTTGAGCAAAACTTGACGTAAGTGCGTACGTTGCATAATCGGCAACTTTAATATAACTTCCGGATCCTTCCGAAGTTATTACCTCTGGATCATCTATACTAACGTTATAATTGTCGCCCGTATTTACGATAACTTGATATAATTGACTTGGCGTTACTGATGTGAGATATTCATCGCCTTTAGTAACGACTACGGTAATATCAGGAATATCATGTTTAATTTTTCCCATGTATACTATCTCGTCACCGCAGGACGTATCGTTAATCCACCTTCTAGTATTCTACGCACGATGGGTTGTGTGGATCCACTGCTAATATATACGTCATACACATATTTTCTTTGGTTTAATTGTGCAGTATCCGTTGAAGGTAACATGATATATAAACTACCCGACGTATAGGGAATTGCTTTTTCAAACGTAAATGATGCGGCAATTTCTTCCGTCGTATAGTTTTCACGAACTTGGCCGGTAAATGTATAATCGGTAATATTTAATGGGGTATTATTATCACTACGATTTTGTAGTTGTATTAATAATTTAAACGTTTCCCCTTGACCGACTTGGAAATCCGTAATATCTGGCATATATTTCTCGTTACAAGGACTCTAGTATAAATATCAAAAATCGTGTTAATAATATAAAAACTCCCGCAGGGTTAACGGGATTGTATGTGATTTAACACTTGCTGGATGACCCACGACGGTCTTTCGTTGATGTCGGATTCCCAAAAACGTAATAATAAATATCCATTATCTTTTGCTATTTGATTTTTTATAATATCATTTTTTATATTACCTTTTTGAATTTCATATATAGGTGTCGGATGAGTATTTGGATTGCAATGATAAAAGTTTCCATCGCACTCTATTAAAATATTTGTATTTGGTATCCAAAAATCAAAAAATTTACCATCTAAATAATACTGACTCTCCAACTCAATATTGTGTTCAGATGTTATAAGTTCAAAATGTTTTTCCAAATCTGATGTTTCGCATTTAAATCCGTTGTTTTTAATCCAATCTTTTCGGAGCTTGATCATTTTTTCTTTATGACCTTTTCGTTGCCATACTTGTTTTGCAGCACGACTCCATTTTTCTTTTGTTATAAATGTATACTCTCCATTGGCAAATTTTTCTTTACGTTTTTGTGATATATTTTGTTTGGCAGTTTCTGACTGTGATTTACCAAACATAATATTCGCTTCTCCCCGTGAATTATGTCCATTTACATATTCACCATATCCTCTATCTATACGCCATTTTGTAGGAGTTCCGCAACCACATTTGCACGTGGGTATTTCTTTTATATTGTGATACTCACGATATAATTCTTCTCCGCTAAGTTTATAAGCAGCGCGGGTATGTTTTGATAATGAATTATATGATCGATATTCTTGATTACAACGGGTGCATTTAAACATAAAAAACTTCTCCGTGATATACGTTTGCTATATATATCACGGAGAAATTTGAAAATGTAAGCAGATTATTAAAAATTCTAAAAATTTAAAATTGCGTAATCTGGCTGGATGGTAACTGTGAACGTCTGCACTTCATCCGTTGCCCAATCCTGTTCACCAAAATTCACTTCCGTAATTTGAGCACCCTTAATAATCCATTCTTCAACCTTGTCACCTACTGGTCCAAGAATATTGAGTGTCAAATCTTTCTTATAGAATTCAAGATATCCGTCACGTCCGGTAACTGATTCGTGGTGGAGACGAACCCATTCCATAACGGCTTGTGCGCCAGATGGAACGATTGGATCATAAAGTTCCATTTGCATCGTACCCCACTTACTCTTACCCTTGACATAACGTTGCACATTGATGTGATCAATTGCCTTAGATTCTTGTGTTAATGTTGGTCGTGCAATCTTTTTTACAATATATGAAGGAACGCCATCCATATAGAGGATGAAACGATTCTTCATCTTTGGTTCGAACGCTGTGAAGAACAGCTCTTGTTCTTGTACTAAATTTGCCATGTATAATCTCCGAAAGGATATCTAGCTATAAATAGGTAATTAGTTGAAATTGTGGAGGGAGTTTTATCTCCCCCCACATTCTCATTTTATGCAGTTGGGAATGTAGCACCCGTTGGAAGTACGTTGAAATCAAGGATAATGAATTCAGCGGTTCTTGTGGGTTGGAGATAGAGTTGTCCATAAAGGATATTTCTATCAATCACGTCCGGTGTGTTGTTGGTTTCATCCATAACCACCCGGAATGCATACAGTCCAGAACGTTCTTGGACACTTGCCAAATATGGATTGACAATGTTCAAGAAACGATTGCGTGTGGATTCCACGTTTTGTTCAAAGACAAGGTAACGTGAAGCACTTGCAATGTATTTCTTCACAGCAATTAACAAACGACGGACATTAACACGATCAAGTGCTGATGGACGGCGTTGTAGTGTCTTCTGACCCCAGACACAGATACCTTGTCCAGGGAACTGTGCAATTGGGTTGACTTTACCTTCATAGAGCGTATCACGACTTGCTTGTGGGAGACGGACCTTGACACCCACTGCACTTGCAATACCACCACGATTCAAACCAGCCGGTGCAAACCATTCTGCCGCAACGTTATCGTTATAAGCATAGATTTCTGGAAGGATAACTGAAGGTGGTACCCAAATTAATTTGTTAGTATTCACATCAATTACTCTCAACCATGGATAATACGTTGCTGCATAGTTACTATCAATTTCACCTGCTTTATTTACCGCAGTTGTAATATTATCCGACAATGCTGTACTGTCCATGATGTAGAAAGCGTCACCACGGTCTTCACACAAACTTAGTGCTTCATTTGCAACATATGAATGTAGACTGTAAATAACTCCAGGAAGTACCAAGAGATTGAAGTCCCATTGATCTGGGTTGCTGATTGCATTAAGTGCTTTCTTATAAGCAACCGAACCATCGGTAGTAGAATTTTGTAAATTAAATCCTTGACTATTTGTTGCTGTGATGTCTCCACCCATGTTAATATCTCGTGCTGGGTTTAGTCCATCAAATCCGCCTTGGAATGGAACCGTGAACTTACGGTATGCCAAACTGTCGGTGTCAGTTATTGAAATTGCCTTAGCAGATGCGCCGTTTGGTACGTCTGTGACTCCTTCCAAACTAAATGCAGATCCAACGGTTACGGATCCTGATGGGATTGGTCCTAGATATGAATTATTTGTTTCATTGCCTGCATCAAAATTCCATCCATAGTAATATTTCTTATCAACTGATTGTGTTGTGTATCCAGCGTCTGATCCGTTATACCAACGTGTTGTTACATAGGTTGGGTTTGTTAGCCGTGCAGACGTTACTGATACTGTTGAACTTACTGCGGCAAATCCAAACGGAAGTGCTTTTGCTGGAATTACCGTATCTACCATTTCTACCCGAATATATTGTGATGTATTTGGGAAATCACCTTGATAGTACATTTCACCTGTTACCGTATCTTCGGTTGGTGCACTATTACCAATAACTCGTGCGATATATTGTGCGCTATCGGGATCAAGCGTTAAATTATCATATTGTTCCAGTATTTCTTGACGTGCGTCCGTATCATCATATCTACGAACAACCATCGTGAATGTACCATAATCATATAATGTATCATCGCTTGGTTTAATGTTCAAAAATGATACTTTAATTTCTTTATTTGCCGATGTACCATCACTTAATGTATGAATCTTGAACAAATCAATTTTACTACCACCAATTGTCTGTGATTGAACCCACGGTGTACTTGCATGAGAATATTTTCCGTATGCAGAACCAGAGAAATTTAATGCAGTACTTGACGTTTCGGCAAAAAATGTAATATCAGTTCCGAGCGAAGATGACACTGCTTCTGGGAATAGTGCGTAAATATATGAGTTCTTTGCTGTTGTCGTATTTGCAGAAAAATAATCTGCAAAATATGTACTGGAACCTTCTGTTGGACTAAAACTTTGACTGATGTTCGTACCGCCAGATGCAGATATTACCGCACTAAAACTTGATGTTGTACCTGCTGCGGAAGCAGTTGTAATAGTATTACCTGTACTTGTTGGGTGTAAAACTGCATAAAGTTTTACTCCGTTAGAACCAGTTGCATAAATGAGTGCAGATTGTGCTGCCGTTGGTAGGTATCCTTTTGTTCCAAGTACACGAACAATCGTAGCCACTCCTGACTCACGAAGATAATTTTTTACTGTTAATCCCGTGTAGTGACTCGTATCGGCTTCACCAAACCGGGTAACATATTCCTGTTGACTTCTTACAATTGTTGGGATAAACGCTGGACCTTTTGGCGTAGGTCCAATAAATGCGCCCCCAATTTCACTGATACCATGGGTTAAGAAACTTAAGTCTCTTTCCCGTGTGAAAACTCCAGGGGAAACAATTCTTTCATTTGCCATACGAATCCTCCAAATGGGTTATATTATTCTGATACTTCGCCGGTTTCCATGTCAATATTTCCAGTTCCGTACTTAGTTTGTAACTGCTCAAATAAAACCCTTTCTTTTTCTTGAAACTCGGAAAATTTATTTTTCTGTCCTTTGATATCTTCTTCTATAGTGTGTAATTGAGTCTCGGTGACATATTTGTTGAGAGTAAGCTCTCCGATAGAAGTGATGATATCAAACAACGATTCCCTTAATTTTTGTATCTGCGTTAATTCTTCCTCTGTAACTTTTTTCATAAAATAACCATCCTAAGTTAATAAAATATCTATACATATCATAAATATGTAAAAATATTACGAAACATTTATTATTTTAGAAGTTACTTAATAGAACCAGTGACAATTTCCATGTCAAATACAACCTTTTTTGGAGAATATTGTAGTTTAGTAGCGGTTGTTCTATTGCCATTCTTATCTAACATACTCTGCGGAAGAATGTACGCTTTCACATCTATAGAAAATTCACTACGGACCAATCTAGCATTATTAACTGGTAATTCCGTTTTGTTGTCAAATTGTTGTATTTTTGCTATAAATTTATAACTATTATCTTCTCCCCAATATTCGTTACTTTCAAATGAAATATTTTCTATCAATTTATTCATTTGCTCCATATATTCTGTCCATATCATACCATCATAACTAATATCATAAAAATCTGGCATAGTTGCCGAATGGTATACTTCACTTGGAGTTATTCTATTTACTGCAGCAAACCGATCATATATGTTGCGTGAATTCCACCCAGTTTTAAATAAATAATTTTGATATTTGTTTGTTGGATTATTTATTTTATTTTCTTTTATAGAAGTACGACGAATCATCATAATTGGTAACATGATCATTCCATTTTTATCTCTAAGTGATCCGTCTTGCTGAGCACTTTTCCATCGTTCTGGATTACCGTAAATTACCGGTACCTGTACTTGTTTTCCGTTTTGCATTACCACTGGTTTAATTTTAGTTTGTAGGTATTTTAGTATGGCGCTATCAACAGTTTCCAATCCTATACTTACCGGTTGACTAACCCCATCAACAAATTTATTATCAGCGCCGCGAGAATACCTATTTGTTGGTTTTTCTAAGTTTCTATTGAAAAAAGGAGTGCTCATATATGGGTATCTTCAAGATTAAGGTTACTTCTACGTGTTAAGTGCGCATGACAAATCGTGGCTTGATTGTATTCAGGACGACCTGCAATTAACTGAGCTTCGTTAACATTGTTGATCGTATAATAATTGTCATTATATTTGATGACATCACCAACGTCTGGGTACACATTTACATCCTGCAATACCTTTCTAACAAATCTAAATTCCACGTCTTTTTGTGTGACATCGTATCCAAATCCAGCCTCAGTTTCGGCTACCTTTTTTGGATATTTAATCAATCCATTTAAACTTATACCTTTATAATAAGTTTTTTCCGTTGCTTCTCCGTATATATTTACTTGTACTACGTCATTTATAATTTTATATAAAATAACTTCAACGTCAATTATATCAACGACGATTTCTCGGTTGATTTGTTGAAAATATAAAAAATCTCTTTCACTGACAAATCGTGGCATATTATGCTATAAAAATTGGAGTTGGAACATGCAAAAATATGTTTTGCATGGATTGTGCATTTTCCATTTGTTTTTTCAGTTGTGCTTGCTGTCCCGTCTGTTCTAAGGTTTCACGAATCTCATCAATCAATCCTTTCTTTTCATCGGCGGCTTCACGACGAAGTGTTTCTCCGTCTAAACGAATTGTTGAATCTGGAATTGGAATTTCTTGGTATTTAGATCTGATATTACCAAGTAGTTCTTTTGCCAATGCCAGTGTATATCGGTAAATCCAGAGACGACCGATACTATTAATATTCTTATATTGAATATTATCATATGGAATGTTTGAAAAATCCGACACCACGGAATTTTCTGATCCTGATTGAATGACTCCATTGATTCCATTACTACCTGATCCATTTTGTTTATCATCAACTACTAAATAATCAAACCAAATAGTTGACTCTTTTGTAAAAATTGGTGTAAATCTAACTACATTATTAGATACGCTGAAACTATATTGACTTTTACGAATCATGTCATTCACTTCAATTGCTTGAATACGAAGAAGATCTTCATATGCTGGCATCATCACGAATGTGACGGGAGGTGAGTATCCGTCAAATCCGAACTCACTCATCAAGTTGGTCAATCCAAGACCTGTCGTTGCAAATGGGTCATAATAACGAGCAATTGCCGGAGGCATGTAGTGATAAATGCGACGAATTTCTATTGCTTTTCCATTTTCATGTTGATCTGCCCACAATGCTTTTAAATCATACGATTGTTGATATGCCGATGCGGATATGTATCCTTTTTTAATTTCTACATTTCCACCACTTTCTGCTTCTGTTCCATATTGCGCAGATAATTTAACTAATTGCGGAAGTGGGGTAGCCATAATATTACGTTGTGTAATATTGATATTTGTACTAGTTCCTTGTAACGCAAACATATGTTCGCGTGCATTAAACTGATTAACTTGGTTACTATACGTTGTGACCGCCTCTTCTAAACATGCATAAATTTGTTTGTGTGTCAATTCTACATCTACTACTGGGTATCCAAGTCTACGTGCTACAAACGTAGCCACATCCGGAGCTTCTTGTTGGAATTCAACATCTGTGTCATAAAATCCAAACGGTGTGATTCCATTCGGATTTACACTTATTTCTTCAAATAAAATTGGTTCACGATTTTGCATGTACTATCTCTACTTTAGAGTATACAACATAAAATAAATAACAACATATATAAATATCAAAATACTTTATCTAAAAATAAAAAGGGTGACCCGAAGGTCACCCAATTTATTGTGTTACGTTTAGATCTTATACAAGGTTGAGCTTGTCGATCAAGATCTTGCCGAAGAATTCTGGGCGGACGATCTTCTTGGCGTAACGTGTCATCACACCGCGGCGTGGCGTGAAGTTGTTTGGATCGTACACAAGTGGTGTCATGATCAATGGAATATATGGAGCGTAGACAGCACCAGTTTCCAAGAATTGTGAACCACGGAAACCCATGAGAAGGACATTTTCTGTCATGTATGGGTTCTTGTATACGGTGAAACGGTTTTGGAATGAACCAATCTTTGTTACACCGGCCGCAAATTCCATCTTGTCACCATCTGTGCCAGCTTGGAAGCCAGGGATGGTTTCAAGAATGGTTGCAACTGTTGGTGATACGACTGCAAAGTTTGCACCACCACGCATTGTGAGTTGGTGAATACGGTTACTGACCTTTTGCATCTTTTGTCCAAGTGTTTGGAACCAGGTCATGTTGGTCCATGCTGTTCCCGTATAGGAAGATGCAGCAAATGTTGAACCGTTCCATACTGAACCAATTTCTGCTGACCAATATTCCGTTGTTGCTGATGCGTTGATCAACATGTCAAGGATTTCAAGGTCAATTTCTGTTGCAACATAGTCTGACAACATACTGGTCAATTCTGCTTCTGCATCAACTGAGTGGTATGCGTTCAAGTCTTGTGCAAGTTCTGGTGACCATACTGCCTTCAACTTACGTGTCTTGGCAACGATGGTTTCTGAACGAAGTTCCAAGTCAATTTCTGGAATGTTCAAGTTTGTTACTGAACCGTCACGATCTTCAAAATCACCACGTGCAGTATCAACTGGTTGCTTACTATATTGTACACTGTTGATTTGCTTACCAGATGCAACGGCAGTGTTGACCACAAATGTGTTATTTGTGCCATCATACTTCGTGAATTCTGGTAGAACTAGTGCTGCAAAGTCTACGCCAGAACCACTTGGTACGAATGAACGAATTGCTGTTAAGTCTGGGTTTGTGAAACTTGCTGCTGAAACTGCGTATTTTGACAAACTACCAGTTGCAACGAAATCCTGGTTGTAATTTACATCCGAGAATGATGCTGACGCACCTGCTGCCGTTAAACTACTTAACGTTGTATTATTGATAGAATATCCAAAACGTCCTGCTCCATACAAACCACCCGTGTTTGTATTGGTAAATCCGCCCCATTGTGCTTGCCATGAACCAGTTGTACCATAAAGTGATTGACCTGATGTTTGGCCATTACGTGTGTTGCCATACTTGAAATCCATGTAGAAGACAAGTCCGGCGGGGAGGTTCATTGGTTGTACTGAAACGAAGTTCTTTGCTGCAATACTTCCGAAAACCTTACGAACCAATGGAAGTGCAACACCTGCCCATTGTTCACCACTTGTTCCTGCTGCGTTGGTCTTACTGTTTTCTTGGAGAAGTTGTGTTGCTTGGTTTTCGAGCATGACAGCCATACCTTGGCGATCATATCCCTTCAATCCTTCCAAAAGACCTGACTTTTCCCACTTACCTGCTAATTTGCGGGTTTGATCAATGACGTGCTTATGCGCACTTCCCGCTTCGTTGATAAATTCTTGTACATCTGACATAATGGTAAATCTCCTATAGTATTAGATAATTCCTGCGAGTTCTTGTAAACGACGGGCTACCGTATTTTCAACGATAACTTCTTTCTTTGGTGCCGTTGTTGGAGTTGCCTTAGAGGCTAATCCTTCGGTAACAACTTTCTTGCGTGATGTGTTGAACGTCTTTGCTGCTGTTGCAAGATTTTCAACTAATGCTGTGTATACTAACTTCACTTCACGAACCGTTGTTGCACGATCAAATGATTCCACAATGCGAATCTTTTGTTCGTTGGTCAAAGAGTCCTTACGGAACATCTTGTTTGTGAAGAGTAACTTAGCATTTAATAAGTTAACTTCTTGTAAACGGCCTCGGAGAATATTGACTGCTTCCCGATATTGTGCCAATTCGTTCTTGAGTCCCGCAAGTTTAGCAGCCATTGCTTTTTTGGCGTCATGAGCATCTGGCTTTGCGCCCATTTCGTCTTCGTCGGCTTCAAGTTCTGCAAGAATTGCTTCAAGATCAAGTTCTTCTTCACCTTCTTCACCAGCTTCCATATCGTCTTCAACGACTGGTGCTTTGGCAAACTTTGATGGATCTGCATCTTGAGTTTCGTGTGAAACTTCATTTTTCTTCCATCCTTCCTTCTTCATTTCTTCCTCTGCTTCTGGAGCCTTTTCAGCTTCTGGAGCTTCTTCCTTCTCTTCTGCTTCGTCTTCGTGTTCTGCTTCTGAAAGACGTGCAATGTCTTCTTCTAATTCCTTGATTACTTCGTCAAGGTCAAAATCACTTTCGGACCAATCATCATACCAATCCGTGTGACTATCTTCTTTATTTTCACCACCATCACCAATTGCTGATGAGTCAAATGAGTCATCGGATGGTTCTTTGTTATCCCCAGTTCCAACTGTTGATGAATCGGCTGGGAAGTCTGCACCTCCTTCTGCCTCAGCGTCTTGGTGTGGAAGTTCTTTTACTGATTCTTCTTTCACTTCTTCCTTTTCTTCTTCGCCTTCCATTGCTTCAACACGAAGACGACGGGCAATCATATCACGAATTTGTGGTGTAATTGCTTCTTCTAAAACGAGCTTTGCATTGGCAACTGCAGTTTCACGAACTGCTTCTGCGTCAGCAATTGCTTCTTTTAAAAGCTTGTTGGTAATTTGTGCCATATTATGTTACTCCTATAAGGATTAGGAACAGATATTAGGATCTGTTATTAAAATGTAATAAAATACCACCAATATTAAAAAATTAGTGTTTTACTATTATAAATATATAGTTGATTTTTTAAAATATCAATTATCGTAATGTTTTTGTCGTGCCGCTCTTCTTTCTTCACGTTTTCTGCGGCGTAATGCCTCTTGGCGTTTAAAAATACGCTTCTTAGAGGGTTTCAAGAAATGTTCACGATTTCTGAGTTCTTGTATTAACTCTGACTTTTTTACCATCTTGGTGAACTGTTTTAACGCTTTTCCTAATTCATCCTTTCCTTCATTGACCTTTACGTACATGTAACCCCCTTAATACGTTAATATTTTATATGAAATTGCCACCATTTCGGTCAGTGGCTTTTGTAACAACATAGTTTTATTATGTTCATTCAACTTCTTAAGTACAGTTGTAAGCATTTGTGCAGTAAATGTATCTACCAATTCTCCCTTCACATATGTTGGCGTTTTCGTATTCACAATTTCTTGTAATGTTTCTTGAACATATGTTGGTGAATTAAATACTTTTTTTACTTCATCAACACTAACACGAGAAGACGCAAACTTTTTTGCGTCCTCTGGTGAGATGCTCTTGGCAATTTTTTTAATTTTATCGTTCACTTTATCAGAAGAAACTTTTCCCATCTGATATGCATGAACTAAACCAAATAGTTTTTGCTGTTGCTTACTGACTGCTGGCATAATTATTGTGACTTTTTCTTACGTCCTGGCGTCTTCTTAACCTTTTCTACTACCGTCTTTGCTGCCTTCTTTGTCTTTTTAGCGACAATTTTAGCATCGGCAACATTGACTACACCGTCTTTATTGACATCAGCAACTTTTTCAACTACCGTTTCAACTTTATCTTCTACTTTCTTTGCAGCAGTTGCAAGTTTATCTGCCAGTGGTTGATTCATATCTTTAATAACAAACCATGCAATAACACATGCAACGACAAGAACTACCAATAATAGTAACATATAATTCTCCTTATTTAACTTCGCTTAAGAAATCGTGAACCAATTTATCAATTGCATCATATGGTGTAACAATCTTAGACTGCACATTTTCGTTAATGAATGCCCCAATCGTTGAGGGATTACTGACAATATCAAAGCAAATTAGTGAGAAATCTTCTTGAACTTCTACCGTATTTTCTCCCATTTGGCGCACCGATCCCATACCTCTGGATGATACTCCGAGACGAATATTGTTCTTGATGAGTTCCCGTACAATATTACCGGTTGGTGTGGTCAAAATTTCAATGTCGCCTTTAACATCATCACCGTCCGTCCACAACCCCACCACGTTACAGCACACATTCTTGAGGTTGACGACGGGACTTTCAGGATGGTCCAGTTCACCTAATGCACGACGACTATCTACGAAGTTTTTCTTGTAAACTGCTGCCTCACGCATCAATACTTCTTTTGGGTACACACGACCATTTTGATTTTTTGCATTAGCCCGTTGTAATACGACGTTTTTTAGGATGAAAGGTTTACTTCCGTCCAATGCTTCCGTTAAAATGTTACGGTCGTAATGTAGTTCAGTATATTCACAGAGAAGTCCCATATTATCCTCTCATCTCACGAAGGCGACGAGCCATTTCTATGAGTCGTGCTTCTAGTTTAGTCATTTGATGTTGCGTTCGTTTCCACAACGATTCGTTACTGATACCATATTCGTTCTTTAAACGTGTGTTATAATGTAACGCCTTTTCCATTAACTTTAATTGTTTATTAATTGCGGAAATGGCTTCTCCAATCTTTTGATGTGGAAGTTTATTGGGATCGTTGCGGTACGCATAATAATTTTCGTTTAACTTATCACCTTTACCCGTAGCTTCTGCACCACGCTTGGTTAATGTATATCCAATACGTTTGGCCATTTGCTTGATGTGATCAGTATTTGCTTTCTTATCACCAACAAATGCTTTAGGTGTTAAATATCCCGCAACACCAGCAGTGGTACTGATTTCATTCAATTCTTGTTCAATTAATTCCCGAATCATTTCACGAAGTTTTTCTTCTCTATTCATATATTAACTCAACGAATCAAGTTGATGTGAAATTTCGTAGGCAATTAGTAATGCAGTAATATAGTTGTCTTTTATTGCAGTTTTTGATTGAATATTTTGTAATTGAGAGGTTACTTCATTTATTTTAATTCTGGTAACATCATTTTTAATTTTATAAGAATTTTTCTTGATTCGTTGAGTTAATTCTTTTGCTTCTTGAACAACGTACGTACCGAACTTTTCAAGGTCAGTCCCGTTATTAATATATTCACGTAATAATGCTTTCTGCTTATCACTGAAATTACTATATTTTTCGTTAAATCGTTCTAATAAGAATTTGTATGAAAGATACCGAATTTCTTCT